GAAAGTGTGAACGCTGTTGTACTTCCACTTGTCTTCGCAGCAATCCAGGAACCCGATGGGATACCCGTACCTGAAATAGACATCCCTGGAACAAACAGGGTGGTTGAATCTGCCGTAGCCGCTGTAGACCCACTGGTTACATCAACCGTAGAATCTGAAATCGCTGTTACGTCAAAACACAGAACGTGGTCAGTAGTTTCGGCGGTGGCAGTAAAGCCAAGAACCTTCTCATAACCAGCACGAGGAAAAGTTATACCATAAAGCCCTGTTCCCCGCTCCGTAACATAGAATCCAGTTCCCGCTGTAATGTCAGCAGTACCATCAGTACCTTCAACGCGACCAGCGATGACCACGATATTTTCATTATGATGAGTTGTAGACCCACTCATGATTAACTCCTTATAAAGCAATTCGGCAGTTAAAACCGGGTGCCTTGCATAAAAGGTTTCCGTAATAACCCCATCGGTATTCTACGCCATCTTCATTAGCCTGACGAAGACCTTTCAGTCCGTCAAAATCAAGAATTCGCGGAGCAGCTCCAAGAGACTTAAATTCCCAAGTATCCAATTGCAGCAAATAAGCTACATTAATTGGACAGTTATGGTCTGCATAGATGTCAACCATTCCGGTTGGAGTAGCAATGCTAAGACTGGAAAAGCCAAACGTACCAACCTTGTCTTTCGGATCATACCGACGCCGACTAGCTGTACCAGCCACAGTCGTGCGACCTTCAAGGTCAATAGCCAATGCCGCCCAATTGGTGGGAATCATAAAGCAAGCATCAGGACGACCACCTTCACGGGAAGTTTTCACTGCCGCGTTAATGATATCTTCGCTGGTGCTGATAGAGCCACCCGATTTAGACTGACGCTGACCGCCAAGGCGGGTAGCATCTACAGTACGATCAACACCAAAGAATGATGTAGAAGTTACTGCCGAAGGAATCCAGGCATCAATTCCTGAAATCTTTAGCTTTGAATTTCCTGTCCCATTTTGAGCATCACCTTCACAATAAAGATGAAGGTCGGCATTGTCGCTAGCACCAATACTCCACGCTGCCTCCATAGGGCTACCAAGGGTAAGTGTTCCAGCCTCACGGTCAATACCAATGACCTCAATAGCAGTGCCATTGTTCGCAAGAGTATCGCCTTCAGTAGCAGTACCCGCAACAATACGCATACCAACTTCAAAGTTTGCAGCATCCGCAGACTCAGTAAGAGTCAGGGTAGTCCCATCATCATCAACACTATCGTCAAGCTGACCAATAGAGCCAGAACCGCTTCGATAGATATCACTGCCCATTGAGCGAGACAGAGCAAGAAGAGCAGAGTCAGTCTTTGACTTTGCAACGTCAAGCAAGGAACCTTCATTCCCATCTGCCGCCAACAAGGTTTCGTTGTCTACCGAAACAACCGCATAGTCCTTAACTCGGGTTACAACGAAATCTGATAACTTCGTTCCATTCCGATTATTCTGCGCAGTTTGAAAATTAGCACTACGCCCATTAGTCACGCCGTATTCAACTGCATACGTAGCGTTTCGTCCTGGGAATTTTGAACTTTTAGGGATCATAGCCAATAAGGGGTTATTCTTATAGACCATATTTTCGACCTTCTTATACGGATACATGTGTTTCATGGCCGCATCGAAGTTCGTTAAATTAAAACTTGGCATAGCAAGTCTTCCTTTCTAATTTAAGTGAACAGTTTACCCTTCCAAAACTCATGAATCTCGTCATCGGTCATATCCTCTGCCGGAGTCTTAGTTGGTTGGGTTTCTAGATTGTTGGACAGTGTTAAATGCGACCGTCTGCCCCTATTGTTCGATGCGTCTAATCCGTGGTACTTTTTAAATTTTGCGATAATGGCAGGATCGTTAAAGATATTAGTCTCTTTCTCACCCAGGCCATCTTCTATCATCTTACATGCTTCATCAAAACCAAGTTCAACACCGGTCTTCTGGTAATATGCTGCTATACCTTGAGCAATGTCCGGTGCGGTACACTGCTCTTTGGTCAAGGGATAATCTTCGGTAGACTTAATGAAGCCATCGATTTGAGAGTAGTAGCCATTAATAGCATCTTGCTGCTGTGCAGCAGTCGCATTTTGCAACCTCTCTTGATCTCTCCTTATTAACTCTTCCTTAAGCTCCTTAACTTGTCGTTCCGTACTGGATAATCGAGTATTTTCATCTGGAGCATTAATCCCTGTTGAGATTCTATTTGTCCAATCAGCAAAGAATTCCATCGGGTCAACACCTTGACTCTCAAGAAATTTCTCAGGATTACTCATAAAGCTATCCCGAAGCTGTTGGTCATTTGAGACTAATCTCTCTTTTTGCGAAAGCTCTTGCTCACGCTTTTTTAGTTCGATTTCTCTTTTTCGCTGTGACCTATCTTTCTTTACCCGAGCACTCCAGCCATCGTCTGGTTTTGGTTTTTCTTCCTTAGCTTCTTCGGTAGCTTCTTCGGTAGTTACAACAGACTCTTCGACATCACCCCCGAAGAGATCGAAGTCGGGCATCTCTGGGTCTGGATCTACCCCAGGTACATATTCCTCTTCTGCTGATTCTGGTGCTATTTCTTGTGCTGCTTCTGACATTCGTTATGCTCCTAATGGTGGTAGACCTGGGGGCGGAGGTAATACCCCAGCCGGTCCAGGCATTGGCGGTCCAGGCGGCATACCCATCGGAGGCCCAGGAGGTGGTCCGGGTGGCATACCTGGAGGCATACCTGGGGGCAACCCCGGAGGCATACCAGGCATACCAGGCATACCCGGAGGCATACCCATTGGAGCACCAGCCTCGGGAGGTAACATGCCCGGCTGTTGTGGTGTTGTTGCTTGATCTGTCAAAGACACTGCTTGTGCAATCCATCGCCGCAAAAGCTCAAGTCTTTGTTCTGGAACTCCTTCTAGAATTCCCAAGTTATAGGATTGCTGAACACGCTCAATGCCAAGCTCCAGGTCAAGATAGGACTCTGGCGGCGTGTATCTATTCTTATCAATCATATCGTCAATCATCTTATCGATTAGCTCGATAGATGCAGTCTTTAGTTTGTTGCTTCTGTCCAGGTCTGGAAATTCTAAAAGCTGATGTGCTTCTTCTTTTGTGAACATACCGTTCATGTGCATTTCTGTAACACTGGCGAGCTTTGCCGCAGGCGTCTGAGGAAGAGAACCAATAGGCTGAATACGCATAATGTATTCATCATCCTCCATGCTAACTTCTTTCCAGTTAATCTTCTCAACTCCTGAGTTCGGAGAAAAGCTGACCGATAAGTATTCTTCCCCATCCTCAGTTGCATCTTTAACTAGAGCAATCAATTGCTTTGAAATCTCAACAAAGACATTCTCATAAGCTTGCCCAACAACCATGAATCGTTCTGATTCAATATCGGAAAATTCTCTAAGAGCTCTTCCCGACTCGAGTCCTACAGGCTTTTTGCTTTGTGCTGATAGCTGGGAGATCCCTGTCATCTCATAAGCTTGGTTAACAAGTCTGTCCAAGTGAGAGAACATCTCCCCGGAGACAGCCTTGGGAACAAAGAACTGCGGTGGCGTTCCCCTGTATCGAATTGCCCCCCAAACCCTATTGTTCAAGTGAGCAGTAACAATCTTGCTTGTATCCTCGATAAATACCTTCGGAGTAGCAAGGTGCATTTGTTGCTGAATTTGAGCCAGCAACTTATTCACTTCAACCTGGATTCCCTTAACCTCTCTAGCTAGACCATTGCCCCAGAATGAGACTGGCGATTCTGTCCATCGAACAAATACGAACGGAAAATAATCCTTATCGTATTCTTCATCTAAGAGAGTGACTGTTGGGATAGCTATAATGTGGCGACCATCATCCGACTCAGGGCCAGACGGGAGATGCCATGCTTCGTGACACTTGATTAGGTCTGAATATCTCTGCTCTTCTCCCTCATCATCCTGAACTTCTTCAATTGACTCCAGGATTTGTCTTTTATACTTTGGAAACTTTGCTGCCAGGACATGACGAGAAACTAGTTTTGTTTGGAAGATCTGACGAGGCTCACCAGTTCCAGCCTCAGAGCTATCAACAGTCAGCTCAACCAGAGGGACTCTTTCGAGCTTAGTCTTGCCATGCTCGATAAAGACCTTGATTACACCAGTGCCAACAATACAGGCATCCAAAAATGCCTTCTGAGATACAGCGTATGCTTTGGTAGAGTAAATCTGTCCCTGTATAAACTTATCAAGGTTCTTGGCCTTGCGTCTTTGGGACCAATCGCCGCCAGCGGTGAGGAATGAGATACCAGGACGATGCTTTGCAATCTTCGCGGTAGCTGCCTGACAGAGGGAGTGAATAATATTGAATGTTAGTCGTGGTCTATTGTTTCGATATCTGAACGAATCGTCCGAATTATTAAGAGGGCTACCCCCATACAGACCAACATAGGTGCTTAGGTCATTATAGAAGTCATTCTGATTATCTCGGATGACAGTGATATATTTATCTATCGCAAGATGAGGGTCTTTCTTGCTCTGCCACCAGAATACATCGTCATAAATCCCATACATGATCAGCCAGCGCTCCAGTTTAAGATTTCGTCATCAGAGTAACCCATATAGCCTTCCGGCTCTGCACTGCTATTACCTGCATCTTCAGTGCTAACTGGCTGCTCTTTGTCGTAATTATCCATGGAAAACTCACTATTTGCAACCTTAACCGCACCATCGTACATCTTATGAGCAAGAGCTACCGGGTTAACTAGTTCGATCTTAATCTCATCTGTCTCATACTTGGTAACTCCGAACTGTGTCAGAATCTCCAAAAGCTTCCGTAATTTTCTAGGGTCTTGCGCCATGTTGTATGTCCTTGCTATTAGTCTAACTGTTTGTATTAATTATAGAAAGCATCAGAATTTGAGTATCCAATTCCCCATAAATCCTCATCGTGACCGCTATCTTGTTCTTGCTCTTGTAGCAGCCGTTCTTCTATTTGGTCTTCTAGTTGCGTATAGTATTCAGCAGTTCCAAAGTCCGGAGGCTTCACCTTCTCTTCGTAAAGAAAATGTCGAGATTCCATCCAGGTATAAAGTGCCGCATCGCTCAAGTGGTTATCAAACCGCCTATCTTCAGCAGTTCCGGCCTGATTATACTGTAGCTTATCCCATTCGTTAAGCAGCTCCGAATCCTTCCTAACCTTGATCAAGCCTCTGGCAAGGTCAGCATTCATCATCGTAATGAGGCCAACCTTGTCTCCGCTCTTCTTGGCTGGCTCAATTGGTAGAGATGTTCTCTGCTTGAATGTCTCCAGAACCATACGACTGGCACCGCCGCCAGTATCAATGACAATCTTACTGAAATTGAATCGGGACTGATATTCTCGAATAAGGTCTTCTACATCAGAGGTGAGCATATTCTTCTTTTTGAATTGCTCGATAATGAAGAGTTCTTCATGGTCTTCGGAGAATGCCGCAATAATAAATGCTGTCGGGTCGTGGTAGCCTAGATCGATTCCCATGAGATATTCCCAGAAACAATTCTCGGGAAGCTCATCATAGAGATTCATCTCAGAATATTTATAGACGATTGACCGGTCATCCTTAACCCACAGTCCTAGATACTCACGCTTGTAGGATGGTTCAGTAGGATCTAGAATCCCTGCTCTGACATCACGATCGATAGATTTGACCGCTTGCGTCATATAGGGATTGTCTCTGACAGACCACTTGTGAACCGAATAGCCAAACTTCTCTAGCTCAGTAATGTCGAAGAAGAAGCCAGCACAGATTTCATTAGGAGTGCTGATCATGGCCAAAGTGCCATCGCTATCTAAAAGAGCAGGACCAAGAACATCGCGAACCAGCTCCTTCACGTTGATATTAAAGAATGCAGCCTCATCAAGGACTACCAGGGAGAATGCCGCGCCACGGAGCTTATCCACATCCGAGGCATCATTAGCACCAGTGAAGATAATCTCTGAGCCATTCGGGAACCTGGCTATCAGCATAGAGTTGTTGAATTTAATGCCAAGCCGATACTGCTTGTCGGCCTGCTTCAGCATATTCCAGAGAATACGTTTTGCAGCTTCGCGAGTCCTAGCAATGTAGACGCATAGAGTCTCCGGCCTATCGATGGCCTCTTGGATGAGATATCTCGATACCGCAAAAGATTTCCCTGCTCGTCGAGTGCATAGAGCTGCTTTTCGTTTAGCAGGGTCATTGATGAATGCGAGTTGTTCTGGGAAGAGATGTCGTTTAAAATTAAGAGTGATATCCGAAGTCTGTCGGACGATTCTAGCTTTTTCGGGGATTCCAAAACGACCAACGGCAGCCTCCAATACTTCTCGTCCAGACAAGGCGAGGTTAGGCTTGCGCGCTAATGCCTTGCGTCTGTCCTTTGTTTTCGAGCTTAGGTTCTGCTTTGCCATTTAACTTATCCACCAGTACCGGCAAATAGAGAGAATTGAACTTCAATCCCCACCGCTTCTTCAAATTATACTTCTGACACCAGAAGGACCAAAAGGCTGTCGGGACAGTCTCCTCGGGGAATCTTTCACTAAGGAGGCTTCCCCCTATTCCATGGTTCCTCAAATTCTTCTTCACAAAAATATAGAGGAGGACTGGAAACCCTATCTCTTCAGAGTAAGACATCCATCCGAGGATATGGTCATGATCTTCCACCGAACATGCTACCAGAATAGTGCCATTATCCACACAACTGTCAATAACTAATCGCGTAACTTTCTGAACACCGGGGATATTGTAGTCTACTGACGACAACCAGGAGTGATATATGAAGTCTTCATCTAGTGCTTTATACGGTCTAATCTTTATCATTTCTTCTTTTTAGGCTGCTTCTTTTTGGGAAGTTCGTATTCAAACCTCTCCTGTTCTTTTGCTAGTCTTGCTCCTTCACGAGCCAAGATCGATTCTGCCGGTGGTGCTTCAATGCCTGCTAGTTCCTGCTTCCTTGGGTAAGGTACTCCAAGTCCTGCTTTAAGCGATTCGGGACTGTAGCCTGGTGGGAGTTTTTCCCAGACTGACCGGGGCATTGGCATAGGACCCCTTGCCGGTTTCAGCAATGCTCTGCCTAACCACGGTTGTTGAGGGTCAAGAAGCTCACCGTACTCCTTGGGCCGGTCAACTCGGAGTTCTGGATATAAATCATACCCCTCATCATACATGTCTGTAGATTCATCAACTCCCTCCATTCGGTCAAGTTGTCGCCCGGTTCCTGCTTCTATCAGAGGACCGCGAGCCTCAGACCGAAGAGGCCATTCTCTTCCTGCCCGAACTTCTGCAAGGTAGGCTTTGTTTAATTCTCGCTTTGTTTCTGCTCCAGGACCACCAGTTTTCGAGTAAGCCCAATCAGGATACTCTCCCCGTTTCTCGATAGCATTCATGACAGCTTCAGTAATTAAGGCAGTGTCTTCTTCTGAAATAGAACTCTTCTTCTCGGCCATTACGTCTCCTTCTTACTGGATGCTAGTCCCTCTCTTAATGTTTTACGGGCGAGAGATCTAAGTTCATCGTCGGTCATCGAGGCAAGAGCATCAGTCTTCAACTCTTTCTCGATGCCGATTAGCTTCTTGAGTCCATCATAACAGAGGTCGAGGGTTCTTAGATCTTTTTGTGTAAGATCATCCTCTTCCTCAACCTTGCGACGTAGTCCCTCAATCTGCTTCCGAGTAATCATATACAGGTCATGCAATAGTTTATGATTATCCGCATTTTGATAGACCGTTACTGTGTGGTCTTTCGCCATATACGTACAGAATTCTACTTTTTACCAAACACTGTCAAGGGAAAAGAGCTTCTCCCACCCTAGCAATATCATATACTTAGAGAACGACTTGACAGATAGTTCTCAAATAGTACATAGTCTCTTCATCCCCCCTAATACTAGTACTCAGTGGTCTTGTCAGACCATCCAAATGGCCCTTTAATTCATAGAGGGTAACTGGCAACTGGATCTGGCCATTGGAAACGGGGTACCCCCCCCCATAGTTACTAGCTAGACTAGGCGAACTGTGCTCCTCCCGTCCTGGGGAACCCGTTCCCCTTGCCCCCTGGCCAACCAAGAGCATCGACTTAAGACCCCAGACCCTTTGAAGGGATGCCCTTCAAACGTTGATCATGTAAAGCCGCCCCTACTCGGATGCACTCGCCGCCCGGCATCCTCCCCTAACCGAAGAAAGGCTCCCGATCCTATTGCTATACGAGTTGTCGAGTAGAGAACCGCCTGATCAGAGCATTCTAGCCTCGGTTGTCTCTTTATACGTGGTTTTTGAGGGGCTTCAGACGATCCATCCCCGGTATAATACCTGTTACCAATAGCTAACACACTGATATTGCTATCCTGCCTGTCTCCTCTTGGATACTACGTGTCACCACTTTGATACAATCTCATGCCACTCTTAGTCCTGCTTCGTTCTCTTCCTTCTATTCTTTCATGCCTATCCTCTTACTCATAAGCTGGACTTACTCGCTTTATGCTCGTTCTGGCTACAAAAGGGTTCCGTCCTTCGGACCCAGCAAGCTGGCCTTTTGAATCCAGCGTAGTCTAGTCACATGATCACAGGTATACATGTAGCAGAGAAGAGTAAGGAAACGCTCCACTGTCGCTACGG